AACTAATATAATTAGAGTGCCCCTTCGGGGGCACCTTTAATTTACTAAGGAGAAAATAAATGGCAGCAAAAACTGATATACAGGCTACTAGATCTGATGCCGCTGCAGGCGCAACAGCTATTATAGAGCCACCAGTAAGATTAAGAGGTATAATTATTGCTTCTGATGGTGGTGGTGCAGGTGTTTTAGAACTTACAACAACATCAAATTCAGGAACAACTTTATTTCTTGCAGATGTTCCAACAGGTGATGTAATTAATTTTAATTTTCCTGAAGACGGAATTTTATTTCCAAAAGGAATTTTTTGTAAAACCAAAACAAACGTTGCAGCTTATACTTTACTTACAGATAAATTTTCTGGTCCAAATTTAACAGCTGGATAGGAGGTTTAAGTGGCTAACGTTACTTCGGGTTCTTACATTTTTGGAAAGACCCTTCCAGTTGAAGAGATTATTGAGGAGGCATACGAAAGAATTGGTATGCAGGGAGTTTCTGGCTATCAACTAAAAACAGCCAGAAGATCTTTAAATATTCTTTTTTCTGAATGGGGTAACAGAGGTCTACACTATTGGGAAGTTAAAAATCAAAGTATTAAAATGGTGGATGGACAAGCAGAATATATTTTGTTTAGAGCACCAAGTGATGGCACAAGCGCAGGTATCACAACAACTTTATCTGCAGGTATAAATGCAACAGTCACAACTATTGGTTTAGCTTCTGTCGCTAATCTTGCTTCATCAGGAATTGTAAAAATAAATGATGAAGAGATAACTTATTCAGCAATATCTTCTTCAAATTTAACTGGATGTGTTAGAGGTGTTAATGGTACAACTGCAGCTACCCATACTTCTGGTGATAGTGTTTTACAATTTGCTCCTGGTGTTAATGATGTATTAGAAGCTAATTATCGAAACGATCAAAATGTAGATGCGCCACTCACAAAAATTAGTAGATCGCAATATCAAGCTTTTTCAAATAAGACAGATAAAGGAACACCGAGTCAATATTTTGTACAAAGATTTATAGATAGAGTCACTATAACTTTATATTTAACTCCCGGTAGCACACAAGCTCAAACTGGATATTGTATAAATTTTTATTACACACAAAGAATACAGGATGTTGGTGCTTATACTAACGCTACAGATGTGCCGTTTAGATTTGTCCCTTGCATGACTTCAGGCTTAGCCTATTATCTTGCAATTAAATATGCTCCACAAAGAGTGCAAGAGTTAAAACTATTGTATGAGGATGAACTTGCTAGAGCTCTTGCAGAAGACGGATCTCCAGTAAGCACATTTATTAGTCCAAAAGTATATTATCCGGAGGTAGGCTAGTGGGAAGTTTTGCATCTGGAAAATATGCATACATGATTTCAGACCGATCTGGTCTAAGATTTCCATATACCGAAATGGTTCAAGAATGGAATGGTTCTTGGGTTCACATATCTGAGTTTGAACCAAAACAACCACAGCTACAACCATTACCTACTAGCGCTGACCCACAAGCTTTACAACATCCAAAACCAAGTAGAACAGCTTTTCCTACACCTATTGTTTTAAGAAATAATCCGTTTGTCATGACGGCTGCATCTAAAACTGTAACAGTTTTTACGGGTGAGAATGAGGTATTACAGGATAGTAATCCTTGGTCCACGGGAGATGCTCTAAGATTCACTGAAGTTAAAAAACCAGTTGGAGGTGTAGCTATCAACACACTTCAATTAGAGACTACCTTAAACGGTAATATTACGTCAGACGCTACAACAATAACTTTAACGGATGCAAGTGAGTTTCCAACTAGTGGTTTTATTGTTATTAAAAAAACAAATACTGATTCTAGTTCACCAAATTTTGGAGATATTGAGGACGAAACTATTGAATATACTGGTAGATCTAGCAATAATTTAACAGGGTGTGTTAGAGGAACTTCGGCCCCTGCATATGGTAGAACTTATTCAAATACCACAGCATCTAGTCATAATTCAGGTGCAAAAGTTTTTGGATCGTATATAATAACAAAAGTTTCTGAGACAGCTACAAATGATGCAAATTCAACTCAGAGCTATAGTAATAAATTTACTATTAGTTTAGTATCGAATGCAGCGAGCACGGAAACAGGAGGAGGATTCTTTGCATTTGCAGGACCTGTAAATCAAAGAGCATAAATTATGTCAGGATTTAATTACGCAAATTTAGTAACCGATATTAGAAACTACACAGAAGTAGGAGATAGTGTATTAACAGCAGCTATTATAAATAGGTTTATTGAAGATGCTGAATTTAGAATTTTTTATGATGTTCCAATTGATGCTTATAGATTTGTAAGTGAAGGCCAATTGGTGGCAGATGATAATAATATAAACGTCCCTGGTAAAGGCACTAAAGGTGCTACAGGTGCAGTATTTGTTAGAGGAATTGAAGTGTTCAACTCAACCTCAGCTACCACTGGTCAGGGTGTTTGGTTAGAAAAGAAAGATCAAACATATTTATCAGAGTATGTAGGACGTTTAACTGGCACAGAGGGTGATTTAACAAATCAAGATACTACTGGTTTACCTAAATATTACGCCATGTTTGGTGGAGCAACTGGAACAACTAGCACGACATCTGGTGGCATGTATGTAGCTCCTACCCCTGATCAAAATTATAAGTTTAGAATCTACTATACAATGATGCCCAAAAGCTTGGTTACAGAAACAAGTGGAACATATATTAGCCAGTATTTTCCAAGTGGGCTATTATATGCATGTTTAGTCGAGGCATATGGCTTTTTAAAAGGTCCCGCAGACATGTTGACATTATACGAAAATAAATATAAACAAGAGGTACAGAAGTTTGCAGGAGTGCAAATCGGAAGACGTAGAAGAGATGATTACACTGATGGAACAGTAAGAATACCAGTGCAGTCACCTTCACCGTAACAGGAGAACAACTATGGCAATAACATCGGCAATATGCACAAGTTTTAAAGTAGAAATTTTAAAAGGAGTTCACAACTTCACAGCTTCTACTGGTAATACATTTAGATTAGCTCTTTACACAAGTTCTGCAACTTTAGGCGCAGGAACAACTGCATACACAACATCTGAAGAAATCACAGGTACTGGATACACTGCAAAAGGAAACACCTTAACAAGTGTTACACCTGTAGCAGATGGCACAACAGCAGTTTGTGATTTTGCAGATACTAGTTTTACGTCTGCAACGTTTACAGCTAATGGATGTTTAATATTTAATGATTCTGCAACTGGAGACCCTGCAGTTTGTGCAGTAGCTTTTGGAGGGGACAAAACAGTTTCTTCAGGAACGTTTACGATCCAGTTTCCAAACGCAGCAGCCACAACAGCTATAGTTCGAATAGCATAAGGGGTAAATCCTTATGTCGGAAATCCGAACATTTGCAGTCACGGTTGTTGGCGGTAATCCATCAAATCACCCATATCACAACTTTGGTTCATCTAATAAGTATGCAATAAATGGTTCAACTGCGACTGCAGATGTAACTTTATATCTTGCGGAAGGTTATACATATAAATTTGATCTCTCTGATAGCTCAGTAGATGGGCATCCATTATTATTTTCTGCAACCGCAAATGGAACACATGGCGGAGGCACCACTTATGAGACCGGAGTTGTTTATAAACTAGATGGTGTTACAAAAACAAAAAGTGAATATGTAAATTTATCTAATTTTAATGGAGCAACTACAAGAGAAATAAGTATTACTGTTGCTTCATCTGCACCAACTCTTTATTATTATTGTAACTACCACTCTGGAATGGGATGGACTGCAAACACCGTAGATGCAAATGCATGGGGAATGTTGCAATGGGGTCAAAATGAATGGGGCGATCAAAATTCTGTTGATCTTACATTAACAGCACCTTCTAGTTTATCATCTGCAGTAGGTTCAGTAGATGCATTTTCTGAAACAGGTTGGGGATCTGATTCTTGGGGTGTGGAAAACTGGGGGGCTAGTGGACTTACTCTAGAATTAACAGCACCAACTCAAATGACTGCAGAAGTGGGTGAGTTTGAAAATGCAGGAACATTAGTTGGATGGGGTAGAAACGGTTGGGGTGAAGAACCTTATGGAGATTCATTTAATGATTTAGTTCAACCTGCTGGAGTAGGTGCATCAGTAAGTGTTGGTTCTTTAACAACAGTTCAAATGGCTGTTGGACTTACAGCTCCAAGTGAAGCAACTTCAAGTGTAGGGTCTATAACTACACAAATAACAGTTCCTATAACAGCTCCAAGTGGAGCAACAGCATCAGTTGGATCATTCGTAGAAGAAATAGTGGTTCCTATAACAGCTCCAAGTGGAGCAACGGCTAGTGCTGGTGGTATAATTCTTGATGCAGTAGAAATTGGATTAACTGCTCCAAGTGGTTTAACAGCTAGTGTAGGATCTATAGGAGAAACAATAGGTCAAGTTCTATCGGGTCAAGTAGCTACAAGTAGCGTGGGCTCAATTGTTCCTGAAATAGTGGTGCCAATAAGCACAGCTGGAGTAGGAACTTCTGCTGTAGGAGCTATTTCGCCAGATCAAATTACTGTAGGATTACCTAGTTTAGAAGCAACATCTAGTGTTGGACAATTAGGAATTAGAGCATATGTTAATGTTGATATTGACGGAAATACAAGTTATAATAATGTTGACCTTGAAGGAAATACATCATATACAGATGTTAACGCAGCGTAGGAGAAATTATGGCATCAAGTTTTACGAATTTAGGTATTGAACTAATGGCTACTGGTGAAAACGCCGGTACATGGGGAAATAAAACAAACACTAATTTACAAATAGTACAACAAATTTCAGGTGGATATCAAGAACAAGCTTTAACAAGTGGTGGTACAGTTACTTTGGCAAAAACAGATGGTGGAACTGGTGCAACTATTGCAAATAGAGTTTGGAAATTAACAGGTTCATTAACAGGATCAGCTGTGGTTACTGTTACTGACGGCGTAGAAAATTTTTATATAGCTCACAATGGTTCAACAGGGGCTCAAACAGTTCAATTAAAAACTGTAACAGGAACTGGAACTACTTGGGCAACAACAGATAAAGGACACAAAATAGTATATTCTGATGGAACTAATATTGTAGACGTATTAGCTGATTCCTCAGAAATAGGATTATCTAATCAAAACCCTTTAAAATTTAAGGATGCAGATGATTCTAATTTCTTTGCTTTAAAAGCGCCAGCAACCATTGGTTCTAGCGTAACATTAACCCTACCTAGTGCAGATGCTACAGCGTCTGGTCAAGCCTTAGTTTCTGATGGAGCTGGGACACTATCTTTTGCTAGTGCAGGAATAACAACAGGAAAAGCTATTGCAATGGCTTTAATTTTCGGATAAAAGGAGACAATTATGGCAAATCCAAATCTAGTAAATGTAGCAACAATTAGTGGCGGTAATTTAGGTTTTAATTTATCTAACACAACTACTGCAACTTTATTAACGGTTGCTTCTGATAAAATTTTAAAAATAAACAGAATAACAGTTGCAAACGTAGATGGAAGTTCTGCAGCTAACGTCGATTTATTTGTTGATGGTTTAGGTAATGGAGCAGCAGGAATCACTGCTACAGGATCTGCAACCGTTTACTTAGCAAAAACAGTTTCCGTTCCGGCTGACGCAACGTTAGTCATTGCGGATACACCTATCTATCTTATGGAAGGTGATATCTTAAAAGGTGGAGCAAGTGCTTCAGGAGACTTAGATTTATTCTTATCATATGAAGTATTAGACGACGCGTAGGAGGTTTAAATTATGGCTGGAAATGGCGGAGTAATTGGACCAACACAAAGTGTTACACCTAGCACTTCTGATATTATTACAACTGTAACTTCAAGTACACCCTCAGCTGTTACAACTAATCCAGTAACTTCAAAAATAGATTTTATTGTAGTTGCAGGAGGAGCTGGCGGTTCAGGAAAAAGAGGCGGCGGCGGTGGAGCTGGTGGCTATAGATCATTTACATGTGTTTCAGTTAGCGGCGGTGCTGCTTTGGGAGCTGTCACTATTGGTGGTGGAGGTAGTGGAGTTGGAGGAAATAACGTTGGTAATTCAGGAAGCAACTCATCATTTGTTGTTTCATGCACAACATATACTTCCCATGGCGGTGGAGGTGGTGGATCACAAGAGCCCGGAGGAAGAGCTGGAAATGCCGGCGGTTCTGGTGGTGGAGGTGGAGGAAGCTCTGCTTGCGCTGCAGGAGGAGCAGGAAATACCCCTCCGGTGAGTCCTCCTCAAGGAAATCCAGGTGGAGGTGTAAGTGGTGGCGATCACGGCGGTGGTGGTGGCGGTGGTGCTACTCAAGCAGGATTTAATTATACTAGTGCTCCAGCTGCTGGTGGAGCAGGTGTTGACATAAGTTCAACTTTTCCAGGTTCACCTATACCTGCAGTTGCAGGTGGTGGTGGCGGTGGAAATAAAGGATGTTCTGGAGCCCCTGGAGGAACAGGTGGTGGTGGAGCAGGATCTAGATCTTATCCTGGAACTGGCGGTGGTAATGGTTCGACTAACACTGGTGGTGGAGGTGGTGGAGACGGAGATGCTAACCCAGGATCTGGCGGTAATGGTGGATCTGGTGTTGTTGTTGTAAAACAACAGGGTCGAGCGGCGGCTGCACCAGGAATTTGGGATTTAAACACAGTATATGACTTTGTAAAAGCTGGTAATTGGACTAACACTTAATTGACTATAACAAAATTATTTTGTATATAAGATAAAAGGAGTATAAATATGGCACATTTCGCAGAATTAAAAACAATGACAGATCCTACTGGATTTACATCAGATTCACATCAAGTAGTACAAAGAGTTGTAGTTGTTGGAAACGACTGTGTTCCTTCAGACATGCACCCTGACGGAGAAACTTGGTGTGTTAATTTTTTCAAAGGTGGTGATTGGAAACAAACTTCTTACAATAATAATTTTAGAAAAAAATATGCAGGCATTGGAGATATTTATGATCCTGTAAAAGACAAATTTTTAGAACCACAACCTTTTGCTTCATGGTCTTTAGATGATAACGACGATTGGCAAGCACCAATAACATATCCATCTATAGAAAATGACGGCGAATCTCCACCAACTTGGTTTTATATAATTAAGTGGAACGAAACAAAATACGAAGCTGACAACACTAAAGGTTGGGAAGCAACTAAATCAGACGATACAGCGGAAACCAAAACAATTTACGATTGGAACGGCACAGCTTGGGTGTCCGCATAGGAGGACACAATGCCTAGAAATAAATCTGGCTCAGCAAATGGTGGTGTAATAGGAGTTTCTAATAAAACTTCTTTTGGAAAATGCACTGTTCAAACAAGAACCTCAAGTGGAGATTTTTCAAATGTTACACAGCCAGGAACTAGAGAAATAACTGCATTATTAGTTGCAGGTGGTGGCGGAGGTCCAGGTCAAAGAGGCGGTGGTGGTGGAGCTGGCGGTGTAAGAGAATTTAATTTACCTACAACTGGTGGAGCAACAATTGCAACCACAATTGGTGGTGGTGGAGCTGCTGGACCAAGTAGTGGTGGCGGAGCTTCAGGAACAGATTCAACAATAGTTGCATGCGGAACTACATACACTTCAGAAGGTGGTGGTAGAGGTGGTTATGAAGCAACATGCACTGCACAAGCAGGTGGCTCGGGTGGTGGTGGAGCTTCAACAGCTAACGCTTGTGGCGCATCAGGTAATACTCCCCCTCAACCAGGAAATTTTGGTAACCCAGGTGGTAAAGGTAATTGTTCATCACCCAACATCCAAGGTGGTGGCGGAGGTGGTGGTGCGGGAGGTGCCGGTGGAAATGCATCTACTACACCTGGAGGTAATGCTGGAGCCGGTGGTGTTGGAATAGCCCCAACAGCTTTTCCAGGTCAACCCTTTTTATCAAGTTGTAAAGTCGGTGGTGGTGGCGGTGGTTCAGGTTCTTATGGAACACCCACTTACCAAAACACAAGAGGTGGTTTAGGCGGAGCCGGTGGCGGAGGTCCCGCTGGTAATGCACCTGATGGCCCTATAACAGGAGAAGCTGGAACAGCAGGCACAGCCAACACTGGTGGTGGAGGTGGTGGAGGAAGTGTATTTTATCCTGGTAGTGGACCACCAGGAAATATTAATAGTTATGCAGGAGCAGCCGGAGGATCTGGTGTTGCAGCAATTAAAGAATTAGATAAAGCAACTGGTGTATGGTCAATGCAATCACAGTTTCAAGCAGTAAAATGTGGAACTTGGCCAGCAAAAGGTTTTGATGTAAGTTTCTTAGTAATCGCCGGCGGAGGCGGAGGTGGAACTCCAGGCGGTGGAGGTGGTGCTGGAGGATATAGAAATTCTTTTGGAAGTGAAACTCCAGGTGGACCAAGTGCAAGCACAGAAGCACAAATTTTTTTAGGTGCTGGTACTCATGATATTACAGTCGGAGCTGGTGGTGCAGCAGGTCCAGATTCTGCGCCAGGCGCAGATGGCGGTAGCGGTACTAATTCAGTATTTTCAACTATAACTTCAACCGGTGGTGGTGGAGGTGGTGGAGGAGCCCCTCCTCGTACTGGTGTTGCTGGAGGTTCTGGTGGTGGAGCTGGTAGATGTGAAACCTCAGCACCTGCTGTTGGTGCTGGAACTGCAAATCAAGGTTTTCCAGGAGGTGTTGCTTCTGGTACACCAGAAGGCACAGCTGGAGGCGGTGGTGGTGCCGGTGCAGCTGGAGGACCGGGACCAAGTGGTTCTGGAGGAAATGGTTTAGCATCATCTATTACAGGCTCATCAGTCACTAGAGGTGGTGGAGGTGGTGGTACAAAAGACCACCCAGGAAGTCCCCCACAACCATTACCAACTCAAGGTGGTTCTGGTGGTGGAGGTAATGGATCAGCTAATGACCCTGGAGTTGCCGCACAAGCTGGAAGCGCTAACACTGGCGGTGGTGGTGGAGGTGGCGGTGCTGCCTCTGGAAGATGTGCTGGAGCTGGTGGATCAGGAATAGTTGTAGTAAGGGGTCCGAGTTCAGTTACTTTTGAGGTAACACCTGGTACTAATTCATCTACAACTCATAGTCCTACGGGAGAGAAAATAGCTACATTTACAGTAACTGGAACATTGACAGTCTCATAACAAATGTTATATTAAGTTCATAAAGATATATGAACTTAACAAATTACTACTGGTATTATAAATCTGCAATACCTGAAAGAATATGTGATGAAATAGTTAGATATGGTAAATCTATTTCTGATGAAATAGCCGTTACAGGTGGTTTTAATAATTCTAAAAAATTAAATAAAAAACAAATTAAAGATTTAAAACAAAAAAGAGATTCTAATATTGTGTGGATGAGTGATAGGTGGATTTACAATGAAATACAACCATATATTAATCTAGCAAATACAGAAGCAGGTTGGAATTTTACTTGGGATTTTTCTGAGGCTTGTCAATTTACAAAATATGAAAAGGGTCAATTTTATGATTGGCATTGTGATAGTTGGGAAAAACCTTACCAAGTACAAAACACACAAGATCCTTACCATGGTAAGATAAGAAAATTATCTGTAACAGCTTCTTTGTCAGATCCAAAAGACTACAAAGGTGGTGAGTTAGAATTTGATTTTAGAAACACAGATCCAGATAAAAAACGAAACATAAAAAAATGCACAGAAATATTACCTAAAGGTTCTTTAGTGGTTTTTCCAAGTTTCGTGTGGCACAGAGTATGTCCTGTTAAAAAAGGATCAAGATATAGTTTAGTTATATGGAATTTAGGATGGCCGTTTAGATGAGCATGACTTTTCCAAAACAATTACACTTAGAAGAATATTTTAAATGTCCTATTTGGTGGGCAGATCAACCTAAATTTGTAAACAAATTAAATAAAGCCTCTGATATTTATATTAAAAAGGCTCAGAAAAATTTAAAAAAAGAAATAGATGAAAGAAACAAAAAACTTGGTAATAAAGAAGATATGGGCCATGTGTTTCATTCTACAACTTTAATTAACGATCCTAAATTTAAAGATTTACAAAACTATATTGGTGCAACATCACATAATTTATTAAATGAAATGGGTTTTGATTTAACTAATTATCAAGTATTTACGACTGAAATGTGGGTTCAAGAATTTGCAAAAAAAGGTGGTGGACACCACACTTTACATACACATTGGAATGGACATATGTCTGGATTTTATTTTTTAAAAGCTAGTGAAAAAACATCTATGCCGGTCTTTGAAGATCCAAGAGCGGGTAACGTAATGAATCTTTTACCAGAAAAAGATAAAACAAAATTAACTCAAGCAACCTCACAAGTTTTTTTTAAAGTTCAGCCTGGTCGTATAATGTTTTTTCCATCTTACATGCCACATTTATATAGTGTTGATTTAGGGTATGAACCATTTAGATTTATACATTGGAACTGTCAAGCAATACCGAAAGGAGTACTTAATGTCGTTCAAAAAAAATAAATATAGTGTTTTAAAAAAAGCAATAAATAGAGAAATGGCTGATTTTTGTTATGCCTATTTCTTAAACAAAAGAAGGGTAGCAAGATTTTTGTTTGACCAAAAATTTATATCACCATTTACAGAGTACTTCGGAGTTTGGAATGATACTCAAGTGCCAAATACATACTCACATTATGGTGACATGGTTATGGAAACTTTACTACAAAAAGTAAAACCTATTATGGAAAAACATACAGGTTTAAAATTATCAGAAACATATTCTTATTCTAGGATATATAAAAAAGGAGATGAATTAAAAAGACATAAGGATAGATTTAGTTGTGAGATATCTACAACTTTAAATTTAGGTGGTGATGAGTGGCCTATATATTTAGACCCAACGGGTAAAGAAAGACAAGCTGGTATTGAAATTAAACTAGAACCAGGTGATATGCTTATATACTCTGGATGTGATTTAGAACATTGGAGAGAAGAATTTAAAGGTGACCATTGTGGTCAGGTATTTCTACACTACAATAAAAAAGGCTCTAAGATGGCTAAAGAAAATGAATTTGATAAACGGCCTTTCGTAGGGCTACCTGCATGGTTTAAGGGCTTTAAATTACCAAAATAATATAGTAGAATACTAATCTGGCGAGAGATACACCACCACACCATCTCTCGCCTGATTAATATATGGGATTAGTATGTTACAGAAATTAGGTTTTGCACCAGGGTTTAATAAACAAGTTACGGAGACCGGGGCCGAGGGCCAATGGTTTGATGGTGACAATGTTAGATTTAGATATGGGACTCCTGAAAAAATAGGAGGTTGGCAACAATTAGGTGAAAATAAATTAACTGGAGCAGCCAGAGCTCTACACCATTTTGATGATAATGCTGGTATTAAATATGCTGCCATAGGCACTAATAGAATTCTATACGTTTATTCAGGTGGTATTTTTTATGATATCCACCCTATACGAACAACAATATCAGGAGCTAACTTTACCAGCACATCTTCTTCAAATACTGTTACCATAACCGTAGGTTCATCTCATGGATTAAATGAAAACGACATTGTTTTATTTGACAACGTCACTGGATTAAGTGGGTCTACTTTTAGTAACTCTACTTTTGAAGACGAAAAATTTATGGTGACATCGATTCCAAGCGCTACAACATTTACTATAACGATGGCAAGTGTAGAGTCCGGTTCAGCTTTAACAAATGCAGGTTCTGCAGATGTTAAAATATATTACACTGTGGGACCATCACAACAATTAGGTGGTTTTGGTTGGGGCACAGGTTTATGGTCTGGTACTGCTTTAGGTGCATCTACAACAACTTTAGCCTCTACAATTAACGACACCGTAACCGATATACCTTTAACCAATAGCGCAGCTTTTCCAGCGTCTGGTGAAATAAGAATAGGATCAGAGGATATAAGTTTTACAAGCAATAACACTACAACTAATATTTTAAGTGGTGGTTCGAGAGAAGTTAATGGAACAGCTAAAGCAGGACATAGTGCAGGTGCAACTGTAACAGACATTTCTAAATTTGTTGCTTGGGGTGATCCATCATCTGCTGACTTTACGATTGATCCAGGTTTATGGGTATTAGACAACTTTGGAACAAAGTTAATAGCATTAATATATAATGGTGCATGTTTTGAATGGGATGCTGCAGCAGCAAATGCTACAGGTAATAGAGCAACAATTATTGCAAACGCTCCTACAAAATCAAGACACGTTTTAGTTTCTACACCAGATCGTCACTTAGTTTTCTTTGGAACAGAAACAACAGTTGGTGATACAACTACACAAGACGATATGTTTATTAGATTTTCTGATCAAGAAAATATTTCTGGCACCAATGCGTATACTGTTACTGCAACCAACACAGCTGGAACACAAAGACTAGCTGACGGTTCTGAAATAATGGGTGCTATTAGAGGTCGGGATGCAATTTATATTTGGACTGATACAGCACTATTTCTTATGAAATTTGTTGGCCAACCTTTTACTTTCTCGTTTGAACAAGTAGGAACAAACTGTGGATTATTTGGTAAGAATGCATGTATTGAGGTAGACGGCACAGCTTATTGGATGTCAGAGAACGGATTCTTTTCTTATGATGGTCAATTAAAATCACTACCTAGTTTAGTTGAAGACCATGTGTATGATGATATTAACGCTACATCTAGAGACTTAATTAACGCTGGATTAAATAATTTATTTGGAGAAGTAAACTGGTTTTATTGCACAGAGAACTCAGATCAAATTGATAGAGTTGTTACATACAATTATTTAGACTCTACACCTAGAAGACCGATATGGACTACGGGCACATTACCTAGAGCAGCTTGGCAAGACTCCGCTGTTTTTGATAGACCTCATGCTACGTTCTATGATCCAGATAGTAACGCCTCGTATGATGTTACAGGTAACACGGATGGATGCACAATCTACTATCAGCAGGAAACAGGGACCGATCAAGTAAATGCCGGTGGAGTTGTTACTGCAGTTATTGGAACTATAACGTCTGGTGATTTTGATATTACTAGAAGAACAATTAGAGGAGATACTGTAGGCATGATGGATCTAAGAGGAGATGGTGAGTTTATAATGAGAATTAGTAGATTTATTCCTGACTTTATTTCTCAAACAGGCAACACACAGATTAGTTTTCAAACGAGAGATTTTCCAAACAGTACACCAACGACAACTAATTTTACAGCTACCCCAACCACAACAAAAGTTGACACTAGATTAAGAGCTAGATCTATAGCGTTAAAGGTGGCAAATACAGCAACTAACCAAGATTGGAAACTTGGTACATTTAGATTAGATATACACCCTGGAGGTAGAAGATAGTGGCAACTAGAATTGATGCTGAAAAGTTTAGAGATATGATAGCGTCTGGAGAGATTCAGTTACCTGATTCATATAAAACAGATTTTGGATTTGTAGATGAATTAGACGAAGATGATCCAAACTTTCAAGGATTGTTTAGCATGTATAATCGATTCATGGATCCGGTAAAACAGTTTGTAGGACCAGCCATTAACACTCTTACAGGAATAGCATCTGGAATACCTGGAGCAGGTTTTTTACTTAATGCTTTATCAAGAACATCACAGCCGAATGTTCCTAACCCATTAGCAATAGGTGTATTTAGAGACCCAAGCACAGGATTTTTTAGAGATAGATTTGGATACAATGTTGGACCAACAATACTGGAAAGTAATTTTTTAAAACCAGGAACAAGTTCTTTTAGATCGTACGCACTAGAAGGATTAAGAAGTTTAGATAAACAAAAAGCAGATGATTTTTATCGACAAAACTATGGACTAACTTTTAATCAAGTTAAAGAGGCCATACAAGATAAACAAAATCCATTTGGGCGACCAGACCCTAATATTGGCACATCTGATTATCAAGGTGATGTTGGACCAACAGGAAGATCTACTAGTGGTCCAAATGTTGAAGGGTCCGTAAGTAGAGGAGGAACTGATGATACAGCAGGAACTCCATTTAAAAGAGGAGGTATAGTAGACTTATATGGCTAAAATTGTACAATCATTAACTAGAGCAGAAGAAGAATATAGTAGACAAAATTTACAATCGTTAATTAGAGATCTTGACGGTGTAATAACAAAATTAAACTCATCGTTTCAAGACGAAGTAAAACAGGAGATAGAAGCTAAAAGTTTCTTTTTAGATGCATAATGGCAATAGTAAACCAATATAAATTTTATGCTAAAACTACAACTGCAGCTGAAACAGTAAACATGCTTTCTCCTGGAGTCAATGAAACAATAATTGTAAGATCGTTAAGAGTAACTAACAAATCTGGATCTAATACCCCAACAATAAGTATATTGAATGATAGTGTATTTATTGTTCACACCCAACAATTAGCCGTAAATACTAGTGTTGAAATATTAACCCTACCTTTAATTTTAGAAGGCGGTAAGATATTGAAGTACACTACAGCAGGTACAGTGAGTGACGGTGTGGATATAGGTATTAGTTATCTAAACATACTAAAGGAGAAAACTGACTAATGAAGATACTAAAACCAGCAAAAGTAGAAGAAACGTACAGACACAAGAAAACAGGAGAAGTTTTTAAGGAAAAAAGCGAGTGGGAGGCCAAAGGTTACAAGCCAGAAGACATGGCTCAAGACGTAAAAGTGATCATGCCACCTCTTGATTTGTTCGCTAAAACAAAGTAAAACCAATAAATTGAGGTAAAAATATGGCTATATCTAGAATGCAAGAACCCCGACAATTATATGGATTAGGTAGTTTAGTTAGAAAAATAACTAGACCTATTAAAAAAGCCGTTAGAGGTGTCAAGAAAGTAGCCAAAAGCCCCCTTGGAAGAACAGCTCTTACAGCAGCCTTAGCAGCTTATGGATTAGGTGCTTTAGGTGGAGCAGGTGGTACAGGTTTTGCAAGATTTAATCCTTTAGCAAAAGGATTTTTTAGTGGAGAAAATTTAGCTTCGGGTTTAGGAACATTTTTTAGCAAACAAAATCCTTTGCTTTTTAAAGATAACAAATTTAATATTGCTAGAGCTGGTACGACAGCTAGTCTATTAGGTGGATTACTGCCTTTCGTAAAACCAGATTTACTTGCCCCTAAATTTGAAGAAGTGGAAGAGGAGGATATAGATATTACTCAAACTCCTGAAACCATAGCTCTGTTAAACCAACGAGCAAGAGATTTTTATAATTTTGGTGATCCAGATTTATTGTTCATGCCTCAAAAAGAATTTGTACAAAGAAGTTTTTTTGCAGCTGATGGTGGATCAGTTCCTGATTCAAAAGTAAAAGGTTATGATACACCCGCAGGATTTAATAAATTTGACTATCCCACAGGAGGTGTAGAAGTTAGAACACCTAAAAAAGAAGGTGGAAAACTTACTCAATACGATAGAAGTAAAGCAGGATCTTTAATGAGACCTAAGTTTGAAAAAGGTGGACTTATGGATCTAGGTGGGTTAGAAATGGATTTCAGGGCAAATGGTGGCTTTGTTCCAATTGGATCAAAAGAAAAAGCAGACGACGTACCTGCACGATTAAGCAAAAATGAGTTTGTAATGACGGCTGATGCTGTTAGAGGTGCTGGCAATGGCAGCATAAAAGCTGGCGCACAAAAAATGTATGACACAATGAAACAATTAGAGAGTAGAGTAGTATAATGGCAGTACCTGATTATTTACAAGATTTTGTAACCGATTTTGCTCAACAAGCTAAAACAGCTTATAGTGCACCGTTAGATCCATCTAAGTTCATGGGTCGACAGTTTGTTGAAGGCTTAGATCCTTTACAAACTCAAGCAATAGGATTAGCACAACAAGGTGTAGGAAGTTTTCAACCGTTTCTATCTGCAGCACAAGCTGCTTTAGGAACACAAGCAGGATTAGCGGGACCGGGAACAGGGACCGGGCCTGGATCAATAGCAGCTTTTCAATCACCATTTCAACAACAAGTTATAGATGAAACACTAAGACAGTTTGATTTAGAAAGAGGCGCAGGCAGACAATCTATTCAAGATGCAGCTGTTGGTTTAGGTGCTTTTGGTGGAGGTAGAGAGGGTGCCATGTTAGGTCAGTTTGATGCCGATACATTAGCAGGTAGAGCAGGAATTAGAGCTGGTTTATTACAACAAGGTTTTCAAGATGCAGCCGCAAGACGACAACAAGATTTTGCTAATCAAGCTCAACTAGCTGCAGGTCAATTAGGTTTATCTAATTTTGCAAGAGCAGGTCTAGGTCAAGATATTTCAGCACTAGGATCTCTTGGTGCATTAAGACAGGGACTTGGTCAAACACAATTAACAGCAGATCGACAATTAGCACAAGCTACTGCAATGGAACCATTTGGAAGATTGGAAAGATTTGGTCAAGCTTTGACTGGATTATCTGGTGGAGTTGGAGCACCTTCTATACCACAACAATTACCAAATCCTGCAGCACAAGCATTATCTAATGCCCTTGGTATTGGTAACTTGTTTGCTAATATTTATGGAGCATTTAGACCGAGAACGTAATGAAAGTTTTAAATAGACCAATGTTTAGAATGGGTGGCCCTATCAAAGAAGGGATCATGGATGGTATTGAAGAACCAAGAGTAGGTTTTCAAAACGGAACTCCTCCTGGATTTTTTGGTTTTACGTTTGATAAACCTTTGAGTTCAGATGTGTTAAAAGGACCAAAATTATTAGAAAAACAATTAGAAAAAAATATTTCAATTGCAGGCGAACCAGATTTTAGCATGGTTGATTTATATAAAACACCTATTATAAGAGGAGATTTATTTGCCTCAACAAGTCCAGTAGTTCCTAAAAATAAAAACATAGAAATGGTAGATCAAGAAACTATTACTACTGCAGATATTGATCCCTTCAAAGATATACAGTTTAAACCTTCAGAGTTTGATACCTCAGATGTTTTAAAAATTGTAGATGAAACTAAAACAGAAACAGTCCCGTCTAAAAGTAAAACAATAATACCTGATAGAAATAGAGGTAAAATACTATCTGATCCTGATAGAAAAATAAAAGCTCCAGAGGCAGACAGCGAGTTATTACAAAAGCTTGGCTATGATAGAGCCGTTAAAAAGGGCAATTACGCGCTCGTAGAGGCCATTAGAAAGGGTTTAACTGAAGGAGGGGTACAAGGTGCCCTAGATGCTGCATTTGCTGCAGGAGCTACAGATCCTTATGGTGAGGCTAGTAAAATTAAACAAGCAGCTGCATTAAAAGAATACGAGAGAAAAACTGATCTAGAAGATTATGAGAAAAAATTAAAACTTAAAGCTAAAATTGATACAAAACAATACTCTGATTCCGTAAGAACTAAAGATTATAATTTTGCTAAAAATGTATTAAAAATGACAGACGACGAAGCATTAGCATATGCTAATAAATCTAGCTCCGTAGCAGAAAACGTATTTAAAGTTACAAGTAAATCACAAGGTGGATATGTGGCACCAGCACAATTAGGAGATGCAATTAGAGCGTCTGGTGAAAAAGTAGATGCTGTATTTGAGAAAGATGATGCTGCAACTATTGAAGCATATTCTGCAAAAGATGGCGAGTATGTTGTATTTAATCAAAAAATATTTGTTGGTTATAAAGATCCAAATAGCGATGAAGTTTTATTAAAACAAATAAGATAAGGAGGTAGCCATGGCTAGAATATTAGGCGTAGACGATAACCTCACACTTCAAGAAAGCGAAGTAAATTTAAGACCAGATGCAGATAAATATTCTGATATTGGCACACTACAATCAATCTTTGCAGGTATGGGTTCAGGACTTATACAGATACCAAAAGGTGTCATGTCTTTGGGCGCAAGTGTATATGATCTTATAAACGATACAAATAAAGCAGCAGAAATAGAAAAATATTTTGATGATCTAACAGAATTAGACGAAATGGCAGAGGCAACCACTGCTGGTAAAATTACAGAACTATTGGTTAATGTAGGTATACCTGGAGGTGTTGCTTTTAAAGTGGGATCTAGTTTAGCCAACACTGCAATCAGAGCAAAAAAAGCTGGTAATTATTTTACGATAACAGGGGATGCCGGTAAAAAATTAAGAAAAGGTGCAGACGTTGCTGCAGAATTAAATAAAAAAGGTAAAGCTGCAAAATTTTTTGCAGGCACAACAGCAGGCGGTGTTGCAGAAGGTGTGTTTATTGGTGACGTAGAAAGTGCAGGAACGTTAGGAGAATCTCTCGGTGGACCAACACAATTAGATAGAACAGAAGGCTTAGAAGGCGAAGAGGAAGCATTAAGAAATATTGTAAACAGAGTAAAGTTTGGAACAGAGGGTGCATTATTTACAGGCATACTTGGTGGCACAGGAGCTATAATAAGAAATCTTGCAAAGCGGGGCAATGAATTACAATACAGTAATGACCTATTAGATAAATTTTATGATAAGATTGGTGGTGCACTAAGAGCAAGAGGTAAAAAAACAGAAGAATTTTTTAAATTAGAAAGAGCAGAAAAAGGTTTACGATCTGGTGATACTGTTCTTGCAAAAAATATATCAAGAGATACAGATAGATTAATTGATGCCGTATTTCCTGCATGGAGAACTGTGGCTAATAATCAATCTGCAAAAAATAGAAATGTATTTTTAGAAGAAGTAAATGATCTTTTATTTACTGGTAAACCAACAATTGATAAAAAAGGTAGAGTTACCTTTGAATTTCTAGATCCTAGTAAGAAAAAATTTAAAGTATCTGATACTATTAGAAAACATTTAGATGGTAAAAAAGCAACTGAAGTAGAAACAGAATTATTTGCTAACATAAATGCAATAAGAACAAGGTGGCAAGATTTATTTTCTAATTTAGGAAAGAGACTTGATGATAAGGAATTAGCTGAGTTTAAAAAATTATTTGGTACAAAATTTAAAACCTATCTTGGTTCAACGTACGAAGTATTTCAGAACAAATCTATTTTACCATTTTTATCTTACACACCATCAAGAGAAGCGATTGAGGCAGCAGAAAATTTATTTATGACTACAGCTAGGCAACAAGGCAAACCAATAAGTAAAGAACAGGCACAAGGATATGTAAAACAAATTATTGATACTGCAAAAGTTCCTGGTGGTTTTAAAATGAATAAACCAAATGATCCGTATTTTAAAATACCAACTTTCTTTGTTGGTAAAACTGCCATGAAAGATGTTGCTGATTTTAATGGCACTGTAAATATTGATAACATTACTAAACAAGCAGACCGAGAGGTGTTTGAAAACTTATTAGGTAAAAATAAAAACCCAATGCAAACTATTTTAGCAGGGACATCTAAGTTATCTGTAATATCAAGACGTAATGTATTTTTTGATAATATTATAAACGAATCAAATGCATTAAGAAAAAATGGTAAAAAAGGTGTAGTATATGATACGTACGATGAAGCAGTCGATGCTCTTGGAACAGACGTAAAAGAAATTAGGATTGATCTTGGTAAAAAATTAGAGGCAGGAGTAGTCAATCCATTAAATGGTAAGTACGCATTAAAAGGTGTTGCTGATGCATTAGAACAGACATCTACAGTAACTAAAGATCCTAGTTTTGGTATACAGGTTTATAATAATTTAATTTTATATCCAAAAGCTACATCACAAATTGCAAAAACAATTTTATCTCCAGTAACACACTTACGTAATTTTGTTAGTGCAGGTGCGTTTGCAGCAGCAAACGGCATACTGCCACTTAACCCGCTAAAAGCAAAAGCGATTAAAAACGCGTATCAAGCATTACAAACTGGTTTAGTAGGAACAAGAAAACAAAATGAACTGTATGAAGAGTTATTAGAACTTGGTGTTGTAAATTCAAACGTTAGACTAGGAGATTTATCAAGACTTTTAGAAGATGTAAACTTTGGTGCAACCATGACAACTGACAAAGGTTTAAGAGCATTGTTAAAACCTCTATCTAAAATTAAATCTGTGTCACAAGATTTATACACAGCTGAGGATGACTTTTGGAAGATATATTCTTTTGCGGTAGAAAAAGATAGACTAGCTGCCGCTTTTGCTAGAAATTTAAAAGTAGGAGAAATATTTACAGATAGAAATGGTGTGCAAAGAGTATTTAGACCAAACAATAAAAACTTTGAAAGATATTTAAAAGAAGAGGCAGCCGACATTGTTAAAAATAATATACCAAACTATGACTATGTATCTGAATTTATTCAAGGTCTTAGAAAATATCCAATAGGAAACTTTGTATCTTTTCCAGCAGAAATATTAAGAACGGGTACAAATATTGTAAGAAGAGCATTAAGTGAAATAAATGGCACAATCACAAAAGCAGATGGCACTGTTATTAAACCTTTTCAAAGAATAGGGTACCAAAGATTATTTGGTTTTGGTGCAACGGTTGCAGCTGTGCCTGCAGGCGCAGTAGAACTTGGTAAAACATTATATGATGTAACAGATGATGAACTACAAGCTATAAGAAGATATGTAGCTGATTGGTCTAAAAATTCTACAATTATACCAATTAAAGATAAAGAAACTGGTAAATTTAAATACATAGATTTTAGTCATGCTAATGCGTATGATACTTTAATTAGACCGATACAGTCGGTGATAAATGCTGTTGCAGCAGGTGAAAAAGATGACGATGGTATAGTAGATGATTTTATATTAGGTTCGTTTATTGGTATGAGAGAAATAGGTGAGCCATTTATCAGTGAATCTATTTGGACTGAAGCCGTATTAGATATTATAGCGAGAGGTGGTAGAACAAGATCGGGATCCGAGGTATTTAATGATGAAAGTTTACCGGGAGACAAGGCTTCAGCTATCATGAAACATTTAGTAGAGGCACAAATGCCATTTTCATTAAACCAATTAAAAAGAATTGATAGATCTATAAAATCAGTAGATGTTATTACAAAAGGTAGATTTAATGAATACGGACAAGATTATGAGTTTGGTCCAGAATTTGGAGGATTATTTGGTTTTAGAGCTGTAGAACTAGATCCTGGTAAAAGTATACAATTTAAAATAGCAGATTATCAAGAAGGTGTTAGAGATTCTAGAAAACTTTTTACATCAACTGTTTTAAAAGGTGGTCCAATAGAACCCTATGAAGTTGTTGATGCATACATAAATGCAAATAGGGCTTTGTTTGGTGTTAAAAAAGAAATGAAGTTTGATTTAGACGCTGCAAAATTATTAGGTTTAGAAGGTCAGGAGTTTTATAACAATACAAAACGATTAACCAAAAGTGATCTAGCTAATCTAGAGGCTGAAAGATTTGTGCCATTATCTATTTCAGATGGAGTGATTGCTAAATTTGATGAGAATACTAGAAAATTACGAGAAAAAGATCCATCTTATACAAATCCATTTAGAGCTGCTGCTAATATAATTTTTAACATGAGAAACAATATGTTTAGAATTAGATTAACTGAAGGTAATTTTCCATTTTTTGAAAATCCATTATTACCTAAAGCTGGTGGGTCTGATGCGGCACAACTACCTGTTGGAGTCAATACAGCACCAATTAACCCTAATATTTTATCTTCACAAGTACAAGGAACGGACTCGACAAACGCCGACCGTTTTGCTATTCTCTTTCCAAATGGCTAAAAACGCATTACAAAAAATAGAAGATCATGAAAAGCTTTGCAGGATAATGCAAAAGCAAACGCATGATAAAATACATAAAATTGAGTCACAGATAAATAGACTTGAAAAAATTGTATTGGTATCAGCAGGTATGCTAATAATGGGAATGGCCAATATGATATTTATGTTATTAACAAAATAATGAATCTTTCACGTAACTTCAACCTCTCAGAGCTTATTAAATCAGACACAGCTATCAGGCTGGGTATTGATAACAATCCTAATGCAGATCAAATAGAAAAATTAAAACTACTTTGTGAAAATATTTTACAACCGGTACGTGACCACTTCGGCAGAGTAACGGTGACCAGCTGCTTTCGTAGTCCTGAGTTATGTGTAAAAATTGGCAGCAGTTTAAATTCGCAACATACCCGTGCGGAGGCGGCGGACTTCGAATGTCTAGGCACAAGCAACGCTGAAGTCTTTGATTGGATCAAAGCAAACCTACCGTATGATCAAATGATATTAGAGTTTTTTACTCCGGGTGAACCAAACTCGGGGTGGATCCACTGCAGCTATGTATCTGATAAACCAAGAAAACAATTATTAAGAGCGTACAAAGAAGAAGGTAAAACTAAATACAAACCTGTTATTGGTAACGCTGTAGACTTAGTGTGAAAACAATAATAATTGATAATTTTTTATCAAAGTCTGAGTGTAATTTTTTAATACAGTTTTATAAAGATAATACAGATAAAGTTGAAAAATTTAATGATACTAAAATTTTAGTCTTAAATATAGCTAGTGAGGGCTTAGATTTTTTTACACCTAAATTAAATAATGTTGTAAAAGAATATAATTCAACAATTGACTATATTCAAATAGTAGAGTGGCCCGTTGGGTCAAGAAAAAGTATTCACGTAGATAATGTGCACGACAACACAACTATTTCATCAATAACTTACTTAAATGACAACTACGAAGGTGGTCAAACTTTTTTTGAAGAGGGGACTATTTTCAAACCAAAGTTGGGTAGAACTTTATTTTTTGATGGCAGGCATTATAGACATGGAGTTAAAACTATTGAAAAAGAAACAAGGTACGTTGTTGCTACTTGGTATAAAAAATTAGATCCAGGCCTTTAATTCTTCACCCATAATTTGAGTTGCAATATCTACTTTTTTACGTAAAGCCTGTACAATTCTATCGTCAACAGTATCTTCACATATTATATCAACATAAGTCATAGGTTTTTCTTGACCAATACGATCTATTCTAGCCTCTGACTGTTGTCTTTTCTCTAAATCATAACCATTAGAATAATACACCATGGTTGATGCAGCGGTGAGCGTGATGCCATATCCACCGGTTTGTGTAGTGCCCACGAAGAATCTGACCGGGGACCGGGGATCTTGGAACTTTTTAATATTTTTCTGTCTGTCTTCTTGAAGTGTTTTACCATAGTAGTCTACGTAACTATTCTCACCATACTTTTTACTAATTTCTTTTATAATTCTATTCACATCTTTTTGAAAATGTGCCCAGATAACTACCTTACCCTCTACTTCATCTAATAAATCCATTAGCTCAGGTATTCTATTTGTATCCAAATCAACCATGGTGCCATCATCCGCTACAAAGTTACCACAAGTTATTTGTTGGAGTCTCATGAGTTGAGTTAAAACTGTAGCAGTGGTCATCATTTTACCATTAAAACTAGCAAGAGCCATCTCCTTCATTTGTCGATAGGCTTTTGATTGCTCTGTAGTCAAAGATACAGTTCGTTTCATATAAGTTTTTTTAGGTAAATCTAAACAATCATCTTTTAATACACGATAAGAAAATGGTTTTAATTTTTCTGATAGTTCATTCAAATTTCTATAACCAACTACAATTTGAACAGACCGTCCTCCAAAGTTAGCGGTTCGCATTACAGCATACCTGGTTCTAAAAGAATAATAAGAAGAGTGGCCCAACAGTTCTGGCATTAAAAAATCACATTGTTTATATAAATCTAGTGGTGATTTAGTTACAGGTGATCCAGTTAGTATTCTATTATATTTAGTAGATAACCCTAATTTACATATATTTTTTGTACGTTTGGCCTCTGGATTTTTTATCGTAGTAGATTCATCAATAGCCATCATAGACCTGTGAGAAAGTAAAAATTTTTCTGCAAAGTCCACACCTTTTTTAGTTGATAAAGCCTCTACATTCATGATTAAAATATGTAAATCTTCACCAGTTTCAAACAAAGTGTTTAATTTTTTCTGTTGTGTTTGATTTATATTAGATTGCCATAACACCGTTTTGTGTTCAATATGATCTACCAAATGCGTAGGTATCTCAGATTCATACCAGTTTTTTACGACACCTTTTGGTGCCACAATTAAAACACCATTTATCTTACCATTGTCATAAAGCATGGATATATTATCTATTAGCACTTTGGATTTACCGGTACCCATTTCCATAAAATATGCAAAGTATGGTTTGTTCCAGGACATCTCCAATGCTTTAAGTTGATGCTCATATGGCGTAGTCTTAAATTTATATTTCATAATATTTTCTACTTTCTATTGACAAAGTATATAACATCTTTATATTGTTTGTCAATGTCAGAAAGAATAGTTTATGTGATACAGGAGGTGCCAGGCACAAAAGCAGGTAACCCTAAAATAAACATTATAGGTGCACAAAAATATGGCACTCTAAAATTTTTATTACCTGAACTTTCACAGATGATATTTTCTCCTGGACCATTAATTTTTAAATTAAGAAAACTTTTAAAAAATTATAACTCAGAAGATTATTTATTATTGACAGGCGACCCTGCACTAATTGGTGTTGCATGTTCTATTGTATCTGATATTACAAATGGAAAATACAACTTATTAAAATGGGATAAGCAAGAAAGGCAATATTATCCTATTGCAATAAACTTATACGAGAAAGGAGAAACTAATGAGTAGTATTAATTTTGAACAGGATCAAAGAGAAGATTTAAACTCAGTCAATGACGCTAAATCTTTGTCAGATCAAGTAGTGAAACTTAAAAAATTAGAAGATGAGTTTCAAGAAAAAGAAAAAGAATTGAAAGAACTAAAGAGGCATCTAGATCTATTATCTGGTGAGGTCATACCCACTATGATGCAAGAGATGAATATCTCTACGTTAAAATTAGCAGATGGTTCTTCAGTTGAAGTAAAACCAGTTTATGGTGCTTCTATTACAGCAGCTAATAAAGAGGCAGCATTTAAATGGCTTCGAGAAAACGGCCTAGGTGATCTTATTAAAAATGAGATTACAGTTTCCTTTGGTCGTAACGAAGATAACAAGGCACAGCAATACGCTGTCCTTGCGCAGGGTCAAGGATATCAACCCGTCCAGAAATTAAAGGTCGAGCCCATGACTCTCAAAGCATTGGTCAGGGAGCGTCTCGAGTCTGGACAAGAGATGCCCTCTGATCTATTTAACGTGTTCTCAGGAAACAGAACTAAAGTAACAAGGAGCAAATAAACATGAACCAAGTAACAGAGAAAAAGTCTGCAGGTCTTCCAGCAAATGTGTTTGAAGAAGATGCAGCAAAAGGTTTGGGTAAAATAGGTCAAGAAGATCTAGCCCTTCCTTTTCTAAAAATCCTTGGACAGCTTTCACCAGAAGTTAATAAACGTGACGGTAAGTATGTCGAAGGTGCAGAACCAGGTATGATATTTAATTCAGTATCAGGTGAACTGCATGATGGAGTAAAAGGTATAGATGTAATTCCATGTTTTTATAAACTAGAGTACATCGAATGGAAAGATAGGGGAGAGGGATTAGGTGCACCAGTTGCAATTTATGATTCTTCATCTGATATCATGTCCAAGACAACACCAGATGCAAACTACAAAGATAGATTACCAAATGGTAATTATATTGAGAAGACTGCGTCTCACTTTGTCATAATCATGGGAGATAATCCATCAACAGCATTGATATCCATGAAATCTACTCAATTAAAAATTAGTAGAAAGTGGAATACAATGATGAATGGTATAAGATTGAAAGGAGCAAAAGGTTTATTCACACCAGCATCTTTCAGCCACATTTACAAACTAAAAACCACACAAATGTCAAATGATAAAGGCACATGGTTTGGTTGGGAAGTTAGTAAAGTGGGCCCAATAACTGATCAATCCTTATACAGTCAAGCTAAATCGTTTTCAGAAAGCATCTCAAAAGGTGCTGTGAAAGCAAAACACGGTGAGACTGAAACAAAATCAAAGGATAGCATTATCTAATCCCTACGGGGTATGCGCAGCGTGGGCCGGGAAGCGAGAGTGGAAGGCCCACGTAACTCAGTTATGGATACTAGATATATAAAATTTTTTGATGGATATAGATCGGCATATGGATTAGCTGACTTTGATCATCCCGAGGCTTTTGTTGATCCTGACAGCGGCAAGAAAAAACCAGTCTATCGTTGGAACTTTGAGAAGTTAACAGAATCTGTCTATAGCTCTCACTTGCAAGGCAAGGTGTCAATTGGTATTCAACCATGTAATGAAAACAAAGAAGTTAAGTTTGGAGTCATAGACATTGATCCAAAAGAATATGATGATTTTGATAAAAAATTTTTTATAGATACAATACAACAATACGATCTTCCTCTCATACCAATAGAATCTAAAAGCGGTGGTTTGCATTTATGTATTTTCATGGATGCATTTACGAATGCTAAAATTGTAAAATCTTTTTTAACTAATTTATTACCCTTATTTAAATTAAAACAAGACACTGAAATATTTCCAAAGCAAACAGAATTAACTAGAGACGAGGAGACAGGTAATTTAAAACCAGGTCAATTTATTAATTTACCTTACTACGGTGATAAAAGAAAAGCCATGAACTTAGATGGGACTAAGTTTGAGTTAGATCAATTTTTAAAAGTAGTTGAGTCAAATCTAGTATCTAAAAAAGATCTAGAAATTATTACTAACGAAATAGATTTAAAAATATACAGAGGCGTAGATGAAGATTTAATTGATGGTCCACCTTGTCTTGCAGACATTTCCAAGATTTCTAACCAAAAAGGTTTCGATGGCAAAGATCGATTTATGTATAATTATCATGTGTTTGTGAAGATGAAGTACCCCGACGATTGGGAACGCAAGGTTAAAAATGCACCAGTAAAATTTTTTGAAGAATCACATGCTAATGCATGGGACGATAAAAAATTAAGCGCTAAATTAAAATCTTGGAAGAGATCAGAAAAAGGATACACCTGTAATGAAAGTCCGATAAGTGATTTTTGTAAAAAAGGTATTTGTGTTAAGAAAAAATTTGGAGTGTTGGCAGGATCTAAAGGAGCGTATCCTGTATTAACCAATTTAAGAAAGATAGAAATATTTGAAGAACCTGAGTATGAGTTTGATGTGACTAAACCTGATGGTATCGGAACAGCAACAGTGCACTGTAAATCAATAGAACATTTAAACGATCAACGTAAGCGTAGAAATGCCATAGCAAAGGCTGCAGGTTTTTTACCACCTCTAATAAAAGGAGATCAAGAACAAACAGTAATGGACGCTCTTTACTCTACACAGAAAACAGTGCAACCACCAATAGGAACTTCACCAAAAGAAAAACTACACGATGTTCTACATGCAAAAATAAATGGACCAAAAGCGACTAACGATGCTGCCTTTAAAACTGGGTCAGTGTTAATTGAAGGTGACTATGCATTTTTTAAATTTGATAAATTTTTTGAAAGATTGAAAGCAAAAGATTGGAAATATAAAGAAGAAAAAACAGGTCGTATCATGGAGTTAGCCTATAGAGAATGTGAGATAGAGTTTTTAGAACAAAAAAGATTTCCTACAAAAGAAAAAGGAAAATATAATGCATCTGTAAAAAATGTGGTGCAAATTAATTTAAAATCTTTTGAGGAGATACCAATCAATCATAAACCATTGAAACATAAAACGGAGATAATGTGATTAGTAGAAAATTATTTGGACCCCCAGGCACTGGCAAGACAACCAAACTTTTAAAATATGTGAAGACATTTTTAAAATTAGGCACGCCCATAGATAAGATAGGGTACTTTGCTTTTACTAAAAAAGCTGCAGAGGAAGCGATTGATAGAATGTTAGAACAATATCCAAGATACAATAGAAAAGACTTAAAACATTTTAGAACTCTACACTCTCTAGCGTTTACAAGATTAGGATTAAAAAAATCTGAGGTCATGCAGGATGAGCACTATGAAGACATAGGTAGAAAATTAGGTATTGAAGTTACGGTCTACTCTGAGGGTCAAGAAAAAACTGGGTTTGTAGATTCTGATAGTGAATATTTTAATTTAATAAATGCAGCGAGGATAAAAGAAATATCCGTTGAAGATGAATATAATACAGGCATGTATTCAGAAACACTGGATAAACGATTGTTATCTATACTTCAAACAGAAGTTATTAATTATAAAGACTCGTTTAAACTGGTAGATTTTACTGACATGATTGAAAAATTTATTGTGTCAGAAATGTGTCCAAAATTAGACATAGCTTTTATAGACGAGGCTCAAGATTTATCTCCGATACAATGGAAGATGTGTAAAGAAATAATAAAAAATAGTAAGTACGTAATTTTAGCAGGCGACGATGACCAAGCAATTTATGGTTGGGCGGGTGCAGATGTTAAAATGTTTCAAAATATTACAGCAAAGAAAGACATTATTTTGCCACAATCTTATCGAGTGCCAAGCATGGTGCAACATATAGCTGATCAAATTTTAAATCGTATACCAGACGAAAGGAGAATAAAAAAACAATGGTCACCTAGACCAGACATGGGATCCGTTCACCACATAACTTCTATTGAAGATGTTCCGTTACACACCGGACAATGGTTAGTGTTAGCCAGGTATAACGATAGACTGAACAAACTTATGCCAATATTAAAAGATATGGCTATTTACTACGAATACAAAGGACGTAAAAGCTATGGAAAAAGATTGTACACATCTATTAAAAATTACACCAGGTGGACAAACGGAGATAAATTATCTCTCTCAGAGTGCAGAGATTTGTTTGAATTTTTACAGGAAGATACAGAAATATCAGAAGAAAGAATGTACGATCTTTACGAGTTTGGGTATTTTACACATCAAGAATGGTATGAAGTATTTAAATCTAATCCTGAAGAAAATTTATACATACGTGAAATGTTAAGAAACGGAGAAGAATTATCAAAAGATGCTAGAGTTAAATTATCCACTATACATTCTGCGAAAGGTGGAGAGGCAGAAAATGTATTATTAATTTTAGACAACACAAAAACAATCAGAGAATCAGCAGAAAAAAATGATGACAAGTCAGATGAAGAAAATAGAGTTTGGTATGTGGGTGTGACTAGAACAAAACAAAATCTTTATATACTAGCCGCAAAAAAGGAGGACAGGGGATATGACATCGAAAGTTTGGGATAAACAACACGGAGGATCTCATTATAAAAAATATAAAATACAGCCAAGCAAGTTTGTAGTAGAGAATAAATTGCTATATCCTGAAGGTTGTGCTATAAAATACATAATCCGTCATCAAGATAAGAACGGAAAGGAAGATATATTGAAGGCCATACATTTCTTAGAGATGATTATTGAGAGGGATTATAGTGAAAATTCCTAAGTTTGAAGCGCAAACGGAGTGGGTAAAACCCACAGAGTTTCCTGACTTACGTCATGTAGATGAAATAGCAATTGACCTAGAAACAAAAGATCCTGACTTATTAAAAAAGGGGTCTGGTTCTGTTATTGGTAATGGTGAAGTCATAGGTATTGCTGTTGCAACAAAACATTTTAAAGGATATTTTCCAATAGCACATGAAGGTGGTGGTAACATGGATAGGACCAGAGTTCTATCTTGGTTAAAAGATATACTCGAAACATCATCAACAAAAATTTTTCACAATGCGATCTATGACGTTTGTTGGTTGCGAGCAATGGGGTTTAAAATTAACGGCGACATTGCATGCACGATGATAGCTGCAGCGTTGACTGATGAGAACAGATTTAGATATGATCTCAATAGTTTATCATGGCACTATCTTGGTTATGGTAAAAACGAAGCTGCACTTGCAGAGGCTGCAGAAGAATGGGGCATAGATCCAAAATCAGAAATGTACAAACTACCTGCAATGCACGTTGGTGCATATGCAGAACGTGATGCTGAAGTTACACTAGGGCTTTGGCAAGAAATGAAAAAAGAAATTATGAGCCAAGACCTGGAGGATATATTTGATCTAGAGTCTGACCTATTTCACTGCCTGGTTGACATGAGATTCAAAGGTGTACGTGTAGATATAGAAAAAGCACATGCAATGAAAAAAGAATTAATCTCACAAGAAAAAGAGTTACTACATAAAATAAAAGGTGAAACTAATATTGATACACAGATCTGGGCAGCAAGATCTATTGCAAATGTATTTGACATATTAAGATTAGAATATCCACGCACAGAAAAAACAGCAGCGCCAAGTTTTACTAAAAATTTTTTACAAGAACATAATCATCCCGTTGTTAAAATGATAGCGCAGGCAAGAGAAATAAATAAAGCACATACAACTTTTATAGATTCTATCATACGATATGAACATGAAGGTAGGATACATGCAGAGATAAACCAACTAAGAAACGCAGGTGGTGGCACAGTCACTGGTAGATTTAGTTATCAAAATCCAAATCTACAACAGATACCTGCACGTAACAAAGATCTTGGTCCTAAAATTAGATCGTTGTTTATTCCAGAAAAAGACTGTAAGTGGGGTGTGTTTGACTATTCACAACAAGAACCTAGATTAGTTGTTCACTATGCATCTCTGTATAAATTACCATCAGTATATGATGTTGTTGAGTCTTATAGCAATGACTCAAGCGCAGACTTTCACCAGACTGTAGCAGACATGGCTCAGATACCCAGGTCCCAGGCTAAAACAATTAACCTTGGATTATTTTATGGTATGGGTAAGGCTAAACTTCAGGCTGAGCTAGGTGTAACAAAAGATAAGGCTGCAGATTTATTTAATACTTATCATTCACGTGTACCATTTGTTAAACAGCTTATGGAAAAAGCGTCGAATAGAGCACAGGATCGGGGGCAAATAAGAACGTTGCTAGGTAGGTTGTGTAGGTTTCATCTTTGGGAACCGAACCAGTTCGGGATGCATAAGGCATTACCTCATGAGGAAGCACTCAGGGAACATGGACCGGGGATCAGGAGAGCCTACACATACAAAGCACTAAACAAGTTAATTCAAGGAAGCGCTGCGGACATGACTAAAAAAGCAATGTTAGAATTATATAAAGAGGGTATTGTACCACATATACAAATACACGACGAGTTAGATCTATCCATAGAAGATGACGCACAGGCTAAAAAAATTATTGAGATTATGGAGCAGGCTGTTACACTAGAGGTTCCAAATAAAGTAGATTATGAGTTTGGAAATAACTGGGGAGAAATAAATGGTTAAAAAATATTATGATAAATTTTTGGTATGGCAACTATACTACAGAAGAGAAATAGTGTGTTTTATAGCTGGTCTTATTATTGGGGCAATACTATTGTAATGACCTATGGCTTATTTAAATGCAAACATACCAGCGACTTACGCACAAATAAGAAGAGAATATTTATTCGATTGTAAAAAACATCATGGAGAAGTTGAAGACTGTATTGTATTCGGTGTTACGTCGATTGCGGGAAGTGCTTTACTCTTCCACGCCATTATGGAAAATGGTGCAATCTTTTACAGACTACCTATCACAGCTTTTATTCAACGCGGATTTAAGATTGAGAACGTACCTAAACGTAGACTTGATGAGCTTCAGCTTTGGAATTGTTTTAGTTATTATCCTGCTGTTACTTCTTGGGATATAATTCAAGGAACATCTGGTAAATATATAGGTAAAGACCGTAAGTGGCACCCAGGAAAATATCTATTTACTATTGATTTTGCCCACCCAGAGAGTAATATACTAGATACTGAACATTCAGAGATACCGCACGAACACAAGTGCGCTCACATTATTGCCCTAGATGATGGCAATTTTGCAGCACAACCAAACAATAGAATAATTTGGGATCTTCCTTCATTTACAGTTAAGGACGAAATACCAAAATGGAAAGTGCAAACAACTGAGTGGAATGTAGAAGATACTGGTAAATGGAAAACGGCAGACACTGACGATTTCTTTTACGAAATTGAGGAGAAAAAATGAAAAGAAGTAATACTCAAAAAATTTGGGACCGATGGGTTTATAAAATAAAAAACATCTGGAATAAAATAAAAAGCAGGTTTTTAAAATAAATATGTCACCAGAGGTAGCCAGGATGAATTATTATTTTACAGGAATATTAATTATTCTTATTACATTGCTAGCTTTGTTTGGAGGTCCAAGTGGCTACTAAAAAACCACTAAACATTTCTGAAGAAGCGGCAGTGCAAATGCCGATGAAGACGGTTGCGTCTTTGATTATAATCGTAGCACTCGGCACTATGGGCTACTTTCAGATTGTAGAGAGGTTAAATGTTGCGGACACTAGACTACAACTAATGGAAAAAGATTTAGAAGAGAACACAGAGTTTAGAATTAAATGGCCACGTGGACAACTAGGTTCATTGCCCGCCGATTCTGAGCAATTCATGATGATCGAGGATCTTTATAAGTCGACCGACCGTATTAATAAACACATAGAAGACATGGCCCTAAACAAAGTTAACATTGAATTTTTACGTAAACAAATGGATAAAGTTTTGTCTGATATTGAAAAATTAAAAGATGCAAACAGAGAGTATAAATACAATGGCAACGGATCGAATAACTAAACAAGTAATAAAATACATTAACGACATGCAGAAGAAAGCAAAGCAGATGCAGTTTGTAAAACATTTAAAAAAAGAAGTAAATATAAATGCAAATGGTTCTAGTAAATATAAAATTAAAGAAGGACCAAACAAAGGTAAGGTTTTAGGATGATCGAGACTGTAGTGGCCCTGCTGATGTTCTGGGACGGAGAGATCAAGGAACACAGAATACAACAATCAATGGCAGAATGTTTACGTGCACGTCGTGTAGCAGAACGTGAATTTAATCCAAACATATCTTACAAATGCATACGTAGTGAAGCAGAAACAGAAGTTTATATGGGTGAAAAGAGTATTAAGAAACTTCATCTCAAATGAAAAAAACCAATAAAAAAAGAAATCCAGTAGCAAAGCAGCTTAGACATTTCAAAAGAAAAGTGATAAAGAGTAAAAGGATATATGACAGAAAAAACAATAAGATTTCATACTGAGATAGTTAATGGCATTTGTCCAACTTGTGATGAGTACACAATGTTGGTAGGCCTAACTAGAGAATATTACAGATGCATTACATGTGGTGCAGATTTAGAGCAACATGTAAACGGTTGTATAAGATACATACCAAGACTAGAAAAAGCAACACTACAATCTGTAGTTGACGGATACTTTGGCAATGGGAAAGAAAGCTAAGTTTGGTCTAGTCACAGCCCCGCGTCAACGGCCTAGAAAAAGACCAGGCAGGCACAAGAAAAGTCCTAACAAGCACGAAAAAAGAATGGGTAAATTTAGAAGAAAGTAGTTGACATTATCCAACACTATCCTATATTTAAAATATGAAAGAGAAAGTAATAACAATAAAACCAAAAGGTATATCAACCAAACAATACTCTAGTTTATTGCTAGAATTAAACCTTGTAAAAAAAGCATGGAGACCATATGGTGTTGACTTACAAATAAATGCACCTGGTTTAAAAAATGTTTTAAAGTGGGGCACTAAATCTTATGACGCTAAAGAAGATTAGGAGATGGGCATATGGCAAAGACGCTAATAATATTAGTACTTCTATTCGACGGAACTCTAATACAAGAAAGGTATGATCTTGCA